ATGGAGATATTTGATAAGGATAAGTTTGGTAGTGTTCCTATGAAATATCAGAAGAAGCTTGTTAATTGCAATAAGCCTGTATCAGATAAGCCGATAGCTTGTCCAAAAGTTAAAACATGTAAAGAGTGTGATTATTTTGAAGGACTTAAGATTGAAGATATGCAACTTGGTTTAGATATTGCGAACTTAGAATATGAGTCTGATTATATATCAGTTAATAAGAAAGTTGATCACAATGTTGTTATGTCTATGCTTGAAGAATTAAATCTTAATCACGCTATTAATAATATAAAATATTTACTTTAAGGAAGTAGTATGAATTTTAAACTAAAACAGCTTTCAATTCTTCTTAGAATTGCTGGGAATATTATTCAATTTGTTCTTTTAGCTGAAGCTACTAAGGCTTCTACTAGAGGCATTAGGAGTTTAAATGAGCGATAATATTAGAATTTTTATAACAAACCTTGGAATTATTATTGGTGAGTTTCAAGAAGAGTTAGATCATGGACGTGTTAGATTAAAACGTCCTTTAGTTGCTATGCCAGGTGAACAAGGAAGTGTGTCATTTGGTCCTTTGTTTGGAAAAGTTGAAACACTTGATATTCCATTATCAACAAATATGGAAATGCCTACATTTAGCGGGATTGCTGAATCATACAAGGCAGTTGCTACTAAGGTGTTTAGTGGGATTGTCGTTCCTACAAATGAGGAAAAATCTATTATATTAGGAAAGTAAAAATATGATTACTAAAATTGACGAACTAGTTGACCTATTAAAATTAAAGCTTGCTGATTATCTTGAGTCTATGGATATTACTGATCCTCGCAAGCACTTTACTTGTATTTGTGGTACTCATGATGATAGCACTCCATCTATGATTCTTCATAAGGATGGTACCTATGCTAAATGTTTTAGCTGTGGTGTAGTTTGTGATATATTTAAGGCTGCTTCTTTGTTAGAAGATAAGCCTCTTTCTGGTCCTGAATTCATAACTGATAATGTTTTCTATCTTGCTGATAAGTTTGGTATTAAATATAATATTTCAAAAAGTGATGATGCTCGCTCTGCTATGAAGAATGCATATTTTAGGGCATATCGCATAGTAGCTGATTATATTACTAATGTTGCTGAAAATAATCCTACTGAAGCATTTCTAAAAGAAATCAAGAAGAGAAAATGGAAAAAGAAAGAGTCTATATCACTTGGTCTAGGTTGCGTCAATTTGTTTTCTGATTTATTGAATGAGCTAAAGGTTAATGAGTTTAGTAAGGAATTTATTGAACTCATTGGCCTTATGCGTCCTGATATATTTAATAAAGATTCTTTGATCTTTACAATCTATGATGAATTTGGAAGGCCTATTGCTTTTTATTCTAGGGATGTATTCTTTGAAGATAAGAAAGAAGAGTTTCTTAAGAAAAGATCTGACCTAGAAATATCTGCAGGTAAAGCTCCTGTTAAATATAATAGTACTGCTAACTTTACAGGTGTTTATGAGAAGCCTTTATTTCCTTATGGTATTCATGACTGTAAGAACTTTCATAAAATTATTGCTGTAGAGGGACATGGATGTAAACATTCTCTTAGACTAGCTGGTATTGATAATGTATTTGCGCTTGGTGGACTTGAACTGAGTGAGGATACTGTTAGAAAAATGGCTGATCTTGGTGTTACTAATCTTGTTCTTCTGCTTGATAATGATCCAAAGGGATATGAGAAGGTTAAGAATATAATTAGGAAATTCTTTGGCAAGATATCTATTGAGCTTTCTGTTATGGATATGTCATCTATTGCTGATGATGTAAAAGATCCGGATGAGTTCTTGAGAAAATATAGTGTTGAACTATTTAATACTATTGCTGAAGTTCCTTGTTTACAGTGGCTTATTACTGAAGAGCTTAAGTGTGATAATGCGGATCCGTATACAGTTTTGCAGGATTTTACTCCGTTAATTGCAATGGAGAGATCTCCTCTTCTTAGACAAAAGATTATTAATTTTGTTTCTGATATAACTGGTGTAGATAGAAATATTATCGGTGAAGAAGTAAACCAAAAGTTATCTTCTATTGCTGAGCGACAAGGTGAATATGCTCTTAAAGTTATGGATGAAGCAAGAGAAATCTTGACTATGAGTCCTGAAAATATTGATGGAGCATTCTCTCTTATTGAGCAAAAGTTGCGTAAGTTAAAAGATAAGGAAAATAGTGAAGAACTATTCTCTTCTAACGAGACTCTTCGCTCGGTTGTTAAGTTGCAAGAACGTCAAGAGTCTGATGCAGAAGAACCAGTAATTAAGACTGGGTATGCTGACCTTGATGCTAATGTTTCTATTCCGTATAACGAAGTATTTGGCCTTGTAATGAGCCCGCCTAACTCTGGTAAGAGTGCTTTGTTTATATCAATGGCACTTAGAGTGTTAGAGAATAATGATAATGCTATGGTTGTTATTCATACTATTGATGATAGTCGTGATGTGTATATTAATCGTATGATTGCTGCTCTTACTAGAATTAAGATTAATTGGATTGCACGTCCTAAGTTCTTCTTGGATGAAGATAAGTCTAAATTAAGAGCTGATGCTTATAGAAAGATTACTGAATATATTAGACAGGAACGTCTTGTAATTAAAGATATTACTCATGGTGGATCTGTAGAATATTTTGGTAGGCTCCTTAGCTATTATCGTGATCGTTATTCTGATAGAAATATTGTTTCTTTCTGTGATAACTTTCATAGACTTCAGCTAGAATCTGATGATGGCTCTGAAGGTAGGCATAAGTTTCGTGCAATGTCAGCTCTTATGAAATCATATACAACTAAATATGATGCATGTGTTTTCTCTACTGTTGAAATGAATAAGCAAGATATGTATAGTAAGCCTACTAATGCTTCTGGTATTGCTGAAGCTGCAGCGTTGCAGTTTGATGCTAATCTTATTATATATCTATGGAATGAAATGAACTGTGAACGTGATCAGGCAATGCTTACGTTTGATTCTAAGGTTCTTGAGTATTATAGAGAAGATAATGCATATGTTCATAAGACAGTTACTAAGCCTATTATAGAAGCACTTATTTTGAAGAATAAGCTTTCTGAATATAAGGGCTCATTGTACTTTAAGTTTCATCCTGAAATGTCTTTGTATGATGAGATTTCTATTACTGAAGTTAATGATATTAAAGAGAAAATACAAAGTAAGCAGCCTGAGAAGAAAGAAGGTAGTAAAAAAGGAGTTATAATAGAAATATGATAGTATACAGGCCTTGATGGTTATTAACAAATAGAGTTATTGGAGGGCTCTATTTATGAGAAAATTAACTACAGAAGAGTTTATCACTCGTAGCAATGATCGGCACAGCTATAAGTATATATATACTAAGTCAGAATATATCGCCTCTAATAAAAAAATAATTATTATCTGTCCTATTCATGGCGAGTTTTTACAAACTCCTGTTGCTCATATGCAAGGGCAAGGATGTCCACTTTGTGCTGGGAAAATTAAAAAAACTAATTTGACTTTTATTAAAAAGGCACAAGAGATACATCTTGATAAATATGATTATTCAAAAGTACAATATAAAAATAATAAAACTAACATAATTATAATTTGCAGAAAACATGGTGAGTTTGAGCAGCTGCCAAGCAATCATTTAGCTGGAAATGGATGCCCTATTTGTAGAAATGAGCAATTTAGTAAAAAAAGAGCCCATTCATTAAGTACTTTTATTGAAAAAGCAGAAATGATACATGGAAAGAAATATGATTACTCTAAGGTAAGGTACAAGAATAATTATACAAAAGTAGAAATAACTTGCTTAACTCATGGATCTTTTTTACAGCTTCCGATGTCTCATCTGCAAGGCATTGGTTGTCCTAAGTGCAGAGAGTCAAAAGGAGAAGTTGCGATAAAAGATTTCTTAGTTACAAATAATGTAAAATTTGAAGAGCAAAAAAAATTTAAGGATTGTAAAAATCCAGATACTGGTTATTTTTTACGCTTTGACTTTTATCTTCCAGATTATAATCTACTTATTGAATATGATGGGCATCAACATTATATTCCAGTAAGATTTAATAATAAAAGTGAAAATGATGCAAAAGATGATTTAAGGAGCACGCAAATGCGAGATAAAATTAAGAATCAATATTGTAAAGATAAAAATATAAAATTATTAAGAATTCCTTATTGGAAAATTAAAAATATTTCAATTTTAATAGGTGCTCTATTATGATAGTATACAAAAACCATATTGATGATTATATAAAATGTCCTTTTCTGTTTGGGAAAAAGATATTAAAAAATAAACAGAATACAATTAAGGTAACCGATCTTAATCTTGCACTTAAAAAGTTTCTTATTGAAATAGCTGCTTATGAAATGCAAAATGATTGTAAACTTGGGTTGGTGGAATACCGAACTAAGTTTACTAATAAGTACTATGGTAAAAAAGCGAATATAGATCTAATTGAATCTGTTGTGCCTAAGCTAAATAGAATTTTTAGTACATTTGCTAATTGTACATTTATAGGGTATAATGTTCCTGTTGATATTGGACTACCTGGTACTTCTGTTATCTTTCGTGATATTGTAGACTTTCTTCTAGTCTCTAATGATGATGAAGAAAAAATGTTTGCTGTAGAGATTGAAGATCTTTCTGACTTTGATTTTTCTAAAAAGAAATTAGAAAACTGGCCGCATCAGTATATTTCATATAGTTTCTTATCTAGTAAGTTTGGTAAGGATATTAATGTTGAGCTTGTTGATCCTGATGAATTTACTATCATAGAAGCTGCATATAATAGTGATGCATTTATTGGTCATCTTGAGCAATTATCAAATATTGCATCATGTATTTCTTCTGATTTCTTATATAAGAATCTAAATTATTGTGAATTTTGTGAATTAAAAGATGAATGTAAGTGAGGTATATAATGGAAAGGTTTGAAAAGTGTGAATGTGGATGTAGCATGTTTTCTGAGGTCTCTGCTAAAGAAATTGAAGAGGGATCTATTGTTACATATAGAGTTGGTCAAGGAGCTTCTGTTCCTAGTATTACTTATACTGTTCCCGTTTTAAGGTGTTTGGTATGTGGGAGATTGCTTGCTACTAGAACTAGTTTTGCCGGTAAAAATAGACTGGATCCAGAAGTTCAAATGTATGCTCGTCTTATGGATGTAGTCAATAGCCATAATGTAAAGATTAAAGATATTGAGTCTTTAATTGGCAAGTGTAGCCAACTAGAGCTTAAATATATTACTCTTGAGAATGCATTTGAAGATTTAAGAAAAGATCTTCTCGGATTAAAGAATAGTGAGAGCACTGATGGCAAGCAAACAAGAAAAACAAGTAGAAAGTCTACTAAAAAAGATAGTTGATGATTTTAAATCTCAGGTAGATTTTAGTAAGATATCTAGAAGTTTACTGCATAAAGGAATTGTGGTAGACTTCTGGATTGAAGAATTAAATTGTGTAATAGAGGTACATGGCATACAGCATTATAAGCCTAGTAGTTTTGGTAGAAATAAAGTAGATACACTTATGCAGTTTAATCGTCAGTTAAATAGAGACAATAAATTAAAGTCTTTATGTAATCAATATTCAATTAATTATATAGAGATTCCATATACTGATGATATAGACTATATGTATTTATATATGCTGCTACAGCCATATTTTAAATAATGGAAAATATTACTATAAAGAAACAACATGATCTAACTGCGCTTGGCAAAGATAAGTCTATATTCTATTTTACTATTGATATAGAGCCGTATAGTAAGTCAAACCATCTGTTCTTTGGGAATAAAAGAACATATCAGCCTGCAAAATTTGCTGAAAATGATAAGCTAGTAGCCGCTAAATGTAAAGAAGCAATGGAGACTCTGGGTGTTAAGAAGTACTCAGGCCCATTGCTATTACAGATAGATGGATATTTTAAAACAAGAAGGGTTTTTGATGCATGTAATCTTAGCAAATCATTAGCAGACTGCCTAAATGATGTGCTATATTATGATGATAGACAAATTATTATTTGTATTTGTACTAAGACATATGATAAAGTGAATCCCAGAATAGAAATATTCGTAAAAGAATATGACGGTAGTCATGACTTGGTAAATGTAGCTAATCTTATTAAGAAAGAAAAAGAAGGTGTTCAAAAATCACCTATCAAGAAAGCTAAAAAGGTTAGTACAAAGCCAAAAGTCAAGCGTGTTACCAGAAAAAAAAGGGTAGTAAAAAAGAATGGAACTAAGCAACTTAGTACTAAACAAAAAAAGAAGTAAGAAAAGACAGAAAAATGATTATGGCTTAATTACTAAATTAGTCGTGAAGTATAAGAAAAGCCAAAAAGAGAGTGATCTTTTAGAGGTAATAAAAAATCTAGAAGGTATAATTAACTCCTTTACAATAATCATTTCTCCTGGTAATATGTATCAACAAATTCACATTAATCCGTTTATGGCTAAGTTTATCGGTATGTTCTTCACTAAAGAAGAAAAGAGCGGTAAAGCTGCTATGCAAGATTATTATAATGCTATATCTAGAATAAGATGGGTAATGCGTCATTATGATTATGAAGATATTTATAGTCATGTTATTAGTGAGTTAATTAAAATTATAAATGGTATGAAAGTAATAGAGAATTGTGACTGTATCTACTATATCCAACTTGTAGCTAGATATAAGATGCATGACTTTGTTATAAAGACATCTCGTGATGCAGGTATTGCTATTGCTGATATACCAGTAAATAAAGATGGATTGGATGAAAGCCCTGAAGAAATATTAGATAGGCTTTCTTTTAGTCAAGAGAATTTAAACAAATCTGAAGATGCTATTATTGATCTATATGATCCTGATAGTATTGAAATTTTATTAAGAAAAGATGATATCTGGAAATGTTTTAGTTACTATGAAAAGTATCTGATATATTTACATGATGTTATGGGTCTTAAAAAACGGCAAATGGTGAGTATACTTAGGCATGAAAAATTGTGTGGTGTCGAAGAAAGACTTGCTGATATTACTGAAAAATGTAGAATTATTTCTAACGAAGGAGAATAATTGATGAGTGAACTTGAAAATCAAGCTGTTGAGGAAGAAGTAGAAACTCCTGATATTCCTGTTGAGCAGCGTATTGATGCGCTTGAAAATCAACTGTATATCATTTACTTGCAGGTAAATTCTATTTCTAAGCTTCTAATTGAAAATGAAACTGTTTCAAGAGAAGACTTGCTTAAAGAAATGAACAGCTTAAATGGAGAGCTTTATCAGCTTACACAAGAAGTTGTCAAAAACTCAGTTCCCGAAACTGAATAAGTAGTAAAAAAATAAACACTAAACAGGGGCCTTAACGGGCCCCTTTTGATTCTGGAGTATAATAAATGTCTGATAAAATTAAAGTTTTGATTAAAGATGAAGGAAATTTTACTGTTCCTAAATATGCTAAAGATGGAGATGCTGGATGTGATCTATATGCTGTTTTGGATGATGATTATATCATGCCGCCGCATTCAACATTCTTGTGTCCTACTAATCTAAAAATGGCTATTCCCTATGGCTATGAAGGTCAAGTTCGTCCCAGAAGTGGTCTTGCGCTAAAGAATGGAATTACTGTTTTGAATAGCCCTGGTACGGTAAACATATAACTCAATAGTTCCTACGTTATTAACAGATATCTAGCTAGTCTAGAAATTTATTAATAGGTAGTACTATGAAAATTATTGTAGAATGTTTAGTTTGTAAGAAAAAAGTTGAAGTTTATCCTAGTCGTGCCAAAAAATTTAAAACTTGTAGTTATGAATGTTTAGGTAAGCTTAATGCTGGTAAAATAAATAGTAAATGTGAATATTGTGGTAAAGAATTTCATTTAAAAGAATATAGAAGGAAAAGAGCTTCTAATAATTTTTGTTCAGTTGCGTGTCATGCTTCTTGGAAAAGTGAAAATCAAAGAGGTTCTAATAATCCTAATTTTCGAAATAGAGAGTATGATGCCGATGGATATAGAGTGATTCATTCTACTTATCTTGGAAGTATAAAAGAGCATCATGCTGTTGTATTTGAAGCTCTTAAGATAGATAAGATTCCTGATGGATATCAAGTACATCACAGAGATTGTAATAAGCTAAATAATGTTCCTGAGAACTTAGTATTAATTACTAACTCAGATCATAGATGGCTACATAAACAATTTGGAAATGCTACATTATATGCACATTATTATGGGAAAGTTACTACTAAAACTTTGTGTGAATGGAGTAATGAGCCAGAGCAAGCTAAGCGACTTTTAGATTTGAATATTTTACAACAATCTGCCGTCGTAAAATCGAGTGAATTGCTGGGAAGTCCTGAAGAGGATAATCAGCAGCCAAGCTAAATAGGGATATTTAGAAGGTTCAACGACTAGTAGCAAACCACTAGAACAGTGATGAAGCTGCCACGAGCGCTCGACACCTTAATAGGTGAAGATATAGTCTGAACTGCATGTATAACTTAAAATAAAGATGCAGAACTATAGGATAAAGAGCCTATAGGGTAACAAGCCCATATGAGATTGTGGGTATCGTAATAATGTTGGAGTTATTCTTATTAATCATAGTGAAAAGTCTTTTAGAATTCAAAGTGGTGATAGAATTGCACAAATGGTATTTGCTAAGTGCGTTTATGCTGAATTTGAAACTGTCGATGTTCTTCCTGACTCTGAACGCGGAGAGGGTGGCTTTGGTCATAGCGGCGTAAAAGATGCCTAAGTATGTAAAGAAGCCAATTCCAGTAGAAGCAGTCCAGTGGTTTAAAAATGGTGATCATCCTCTTGATGGTACTGAAACTTTCAAAGAAGGTGAATTTAAAGGACAGAGATTTGAAGGTAAGGTTGTGAGATATTATCGTAGACCTGATGATAGTGGATCTCGAAAATGTGAAAAGTGTGGAAATATTATGCATTTTCATGGATGGATTGATACACTAGAAGGTGGACATATTGTTTGTCCTGGTGATTATATTGTAACTGGCATTAAAGGTGAGCACTGGCCTGTTAAGCCTGATATTTTTGAATTAACTTATGAACTCGTAGAGGAATAATTATGACTAGAGAAGAATTTATTGGTTTTGCTGATGAAGTACTAGCTAAAAAGGCTGAAAAATCTGAGCTTACTGCAGAGATTAAAGAAGCAAAAGAAACATTTGCTGAGACACATAATATGGATAAAGCATCTGTTAATGCTGCGCTTAAGGCGTATGAAGAGTATCTTAAGGATCAGACTAAGTTTGCTATTGTAGACAGAGAGTGTGAAGAAATTATTAACATTGTCTGTTATCAAACTGAGGATGAAGAAGAAGCTACAGAGGAATAATATGAACTATTGTAATGCTGATGTAGTTTTTCAGGAAGTACCTAATGAAATAGCTATTTCATATACTATTAGTGGCTGTCCTAATATGTGTGAAGGGTGTCACTCTGCACATACTTGGGATCCCACTGGCGGTATTGCTTTAACTAAAAGTACTATTAAAGCTCATGTAGATGCGTATTGTGGCATGATTACATGTGTGTGCTTTTTTGGTGGAGAATGGTTGCCTATAGAGCTATCGTCAATGTTACAGTTTGTCTCTGAAGAACTAAAACTAAAAACTGCTTTATATACTGGGCTTGAAAATATGCAAGATCAACGTATATTAAAGTATTTGGATTATTTGAAGACAGGGCCATGGATAGCTGAGCTAGGTGGCCTATCTTCACCTACTACTAATCAAAGATTTGTGAATGTTAAAACGGGAGAGTTGCTTACACATCTCTTTATCAAAGATTTTAATTTATAGGAGTTTTCATGTCTGGTAAAATGGTTACCTTAACTGAGGAACAGTTATCTAAGAAAATTGACTTTATCGAAAGATATAAGTTGTCTAATAATGCTGCAGATGGATCTGATGTAGATGCTAATGCGAATGTGTCGCATAAGAATATTGCAACATTAGAAGCTGAGATTAATAAAGATATTAATATTCAAATTAATCAGAAGCTTATTTATAATAAAATTTGTGAGATTTATGATAAGGAATTAGCTGATGAGTTTATTCATCAGATCAATGATCATGAGATTTATCTTCATGATGCATCTGCACTTCGTCCTTATTGTGTTTCAATCTCAATGTATCCATTCTTATTGGATGGGATGATACCCTTAGGAGGGGACTCAAAGGCCCCGCAACATATGGAGTCTTTCTGTGGTTCTTTTATCAATCTTGTTTTTGCTATTAGTGCTCAATTTGCAGGCGCTATTGCTACAGTAGAATTTTTAATGATGTTTGATTATTTTGCAAGAAAAGATTATGGTAAAAACTATTTAAGAACACATAAAGATAAGGTTGCTAATCATCTTCAACATGTTGTATATGCTTTAAATCAGCCAGCTGCTGCTAGAGGGTATCAGTGCGTCAGAGAGGATACTACTCAGCTCATGACACCTGATGGCTTTAAGTATTTATCTGAGCTTAAAGAAGGTGATAAGTGTTATGTTTGGGATAAAGAAGATGAAAAAATTAAGGTTCAAACTATTAATAGATTAAATGTTTATGACTATGATGATGAGATGCTTCAGTTTAAAGGTAGAAATTATCAACAAACTGTAACACCTAATCATAGAGTGGTTTATAAAAAGCCAAATACTAATGAGTATGACATTAAAGAGGCTTATGAGCTTTTTGGTCATAGCAAACTCTCTCTTCCAATTTCATCTGAGCTTGAAGCTAGAGAGGATTATCCTATTTCTGATGAATTATTGCAGCTATGTGTTGCTACTCTGACTGATGGGCATATTTATGATGTGAAAGAAGGTAATAACTTTTCTGGTAGAATTAAAATCTATAAGTCAAAAAATAGATGGGGATATAAAGAAATTCCAACTATGCTAGATAAGTTGGGGATTGGCTATAAAACTTCTGATGTTACATCAAATGAGTTTGGTGAAATGGTTAGTTTCGATATCTCTAGATTTGATGCACAGATTATTCTTAGACAACTAAAACATACAAAGCAAGAAATTCCTTATTTCTTTAACCAGCTTAGTGCAAGACAAGCTAAATTAGTTATTGATACTTGGAGTAGGTTTGATGGAACTAGTGTAGATAGTAGCCATACAATGCTTCTTCAGTGCGATAATGATTCTATTAGAGATTCTTTACAAGAAATAGCATTTTTAGCTGGTTATGGTTCTGAAATTTATAATAGACCTATGACAAAATTTAATTCTGATGAAGAATGTATTGTTAAGTATGTAAAAATCTTTAAAAGAAAAGATAAGCGAGTATCTGAGTATAATAGAGTTCAATATAAAGGTAAGGTTTGGTGTCCAACAACTGATGCTGGTGTTGTAATCTTTAGAGAAGAAAATGGTATTCCTTATATTAGTGGAAATAGTGTATTCTGGAATATCTCTGTATTTGATAGAGAGTATTTTAATTCTATCTTTGAAAACTTTTACTTTCCAGATGGAACAGTACCAGATGTAGATTCTCTTGTTAAGCTACAAGATTTCTTTATGGACTGGTTTAATAGAGAAAGAACTAAAGCTGTTCTTTCATTTCCTGTTGTTACTGCTACTATGCTAGTTGATAAGGTAACCAATAAGCCTAAAGATATTGCATTTGCTCGCATGTGTGCAAAAGAAATGTCTAGAGGTAATTCATTCTTTATCTATATGTCAGACAGTGCTGATAGCTTAGCTAGTTGTTGTTTTGATGGATCTCAAAAAGTATTAACTAGATCATCAAAGGGTGTTAATTATATGTCTTTTGAAGATTTTCATAATGCTAAGTATGATGATATTAAAAGAAATCTTAAAATTTTCCATAATGGATCATGGGTACAAGGTAAAAGCATCAAACTAGATGGGTCTAATAAAAAACTATATAAGGTGATTACCGCTAATAATAAAGAGATTATTGTTACAGATGATCACTTAAATCCTACTTTAATTGGGGATAAATATAGTTCTAAGCTGACTACTGATGATTATTTAGCCTTTAATAATTTAGCGCTTGATAGTTTTTCTGAAAAAGATGAACATCTTACTTATGAGCAGGGAGTACTAATCGGAGCTTTCTTAGGAGATGGTAGTTTTGGAGGAAGAGTTACTCTTTCTGATGGTACTATTAAGATCTATGAAACTTCGTTTTCTCTTAATAAAGATTGCTTTGAAGAGCTTAAGAAAAATATTGATATTGCTGCTAAACAGTGTGGATCTAATAATGAACTTAAGCTTGGCTCTATTTATAATAATGTTTATCCTACTAGAATTTCCAGTCAGGAGGTTGTTAACTTTATTAAAAGATGGGTTGATGGCAATAAGCATGATACTAAAAGCTTAAATTTAGACTGCTTATTGCAATCTAAGGGCTTTAGGCAAGGTATTCTTGATGGCTTATATTTAACTGATGGTGGAAATTCAAATAGAATTTATACTGTATCTGATCAATTAAAGGAAGGTATTGAAATTCTTCTTACTAGCTTAGGATATAATTCTATTATTAATACTTCTGATAGAACAAATGAAAAGTTCATTATTAGAGGGGAAGAATTTAATAGGAATTTTCCACTTCATTGTATCAGATGGTATTCTTCTAAGAATAGAAGATCTATGAAAGATGTTTATATTGTTAAAAATAACTCTATATACTTCAAGATTAAATCTATAGAAGAATTGCCAAGTGTAGAAAATGTGTATTGCTTTGAGATGAAAAATCAAGATGAGCCATACTTTACACTCCCTAATGGAGTAATCACCCATAACTGTCGACTTCGTAATGAGTTCTCTGATAATACATTTAGTTATACACTTGGAGCGGGTGGTGTCTCTACTGGATCCATTAATGTTATTACTCTTAATATGAATAGATTTATTCAGAATTGTTATAGAGAATTTGAAGTAAAATCTGCAACTGATGATATTAAGTTATTTATTGAACAGGCATTACATATTCAGGTTAAGAAGATGCAAGCATATCAAGTTGCTTATCGTAAAGTTATTGAAGAATACTTAGAGGCTCGTCTACTAACTGTATATGATGCTGGATTTATTTCTATTGATAAGCAGTTCTTAACTCTTGGTATTAATGGAATGGTTGAAGCTGCTGAGTTCTGTGGAATTCCTGCTAAGAATACTCCTGAATATAAAGAGTTTGTATCAAGTAAATTAAAAGTAATCTTTGATGCTAATAAAGCAATGTCTAAAGAGACTGGATATAAGTTTAATACTGAATTTGTCCCTAAAATGTGTGGGGACTTGGCGGTATAATCAAACCGTCATTAAAAATCTTTTCTAATTGACTTGGAAGCCTAAGTGCAAAAGCATATGGTGACAAGGGCGAACCAATAATGAATACTTAAAAGGTATTCTAGGACGCTGAACGACTAAATGAAAAGACTGCCGAGAGGTAGATGCGATAGTCATATATATTAACTAGTAAAACAACCTTAATAGGAGTGAATAATGAAATTTAACAAAAAAGAATTTAGAGAGTTTCTTGTTGGTGCAATTCTTGGAGATGGTAGTTTATGTGGAAATAAAAGTAAATATTTCTTTACTGGCCATTGTGAAAGTGCATTAGATTATTTAAACTGGAAAGAAAGTGTTATTAAAAATAATCTTCCTGTTGGTATAAATAAAAAGAAATTTGAGTATAAAACTGGATATAGTGCAAAAATAAGACAGCCATTTTATAAGTTATTTACTACATCTCATCATAGACTAACCGCTCTATATAAAATTATCTATAAAGATGATATTAAAAGAATAAGTAATGATATTGCTAAATATTTTAGTGAAATATCTTTAGCTGTATTATTTATGGATGATGGGTGTAAAGAAGCTGCATGGAATAAGACAAGAGAATATAAGTTCATTAAATCATATAAGTTTTCTCTTGGAAATTTTGATGTTGAAGATGTTAAGATTTTGCAAAAAATAATTCTTGATAAATTTGATATCAAAACAAAACTATATTTAGAACATAAGAAATATCCTTGTTTGAAAATTACAACAAAAGAAAATAGGGATAAATTTGTTAAATTGATTTCTAAACACATACATAAAAGTATGGAATATAAAATATATATGTTAAACTGAACTCTATAGGAAACGTAGAGAGGAGAGATCGAAGAATCTTTCCCGCCAATATAATATTTGCAGTTATTAACACTTGTACTTTCTAAAGGTACATAAAATGACATGAGGTGTTAATGTGCGATTAACAAAACAGCAAATAGAATTAGTTTATAGTATTTTAAAAGATACAAAATATACAAAGATAAAAGATGTTTGTGTTGAAATATTTAATAGAATAGGATTGGATATTTCTACAAGAAGCCTTGGCGATATTAATAGAGGTTTTAGTTATAAACAAAATAACTATATCTATCCAATTAATATAATGCTTACAAAAAGTGGCCAAGATTTAAATAATGTAAAATGTGATTTCTGTGGAAATGATGCTTTTGCTAGGTATAATAATATTCCATATTGCAAAAGACATTATATGAATAAATATAGAAATCAAGAAATGCAAACAGAATCTATTTTTGATAAAAATTCTTTTAAACATAATGATGATAATTCAACTACAATATATTTAAAAAATAAAGATTTTGAAATTATAGCAGAAACTATTATAGATACTGATGACTTTGAAAGAGTCAGTAAACATAAATGGTATGCTCATAATTACCAAGAAAATAATAAGATATATTGCCAAGGTACTCTTAAGGATGGAATGAAAATTAGGTTACATCACTTTATTTTAGAAATTAGTAATATTTCTATAGAAAATAATGTTGTTGATCATATCAATGGGAATTCTCTTGATAACAGAAAATGTAATCTTAGAGTAATTTCTCAAAAAGAAAATATGAGAAACATGAAACCTAATAAAAAACTTAAGGGTATTAAAGAGTGGAAATTATCAAATGGAAGTTCTCGTTATGCTGCGCGAATTACTGTTGATTATAAAACTATAAACTTAGGAACTTTTGATAATCTTAATGACGCTATACAAGCTCGTAAAGATGGAGAAGGTAAATATTGGTCATAAAAGTAACAGAATTGGCTGAAAACCTGGGTGTCAAGTTTGCTAAATGGGATAAAGAAGATGGTTATTTTGTACCTAGAGCTTGTTATAATAGCTATTTCTATGCTGTTGAAGACACAGAAATAAATGTTTTAGATAAGCTAATTTTGCATGGTAAAGAAATTGTTGGGTTCTTAGATGGTGGATCTGCTTTGCATTTTAACCTTGAAGAACACTTAACAGAAGAAGGCTTCATGAAGCTATATGAAGCTGCTGCTATTGCTGGCACAAATTATTTTACTTACAACGTACTAAGTACATGTTGTGATAAGTGCGGATACATTGACAAGAGAACACTCTCTGCTTGTTCAAAATGCGGAAGTACTGATATAGACTATGCTACCAGAATCATAGGATATTTAAAGAAAATCTCTTCATTTAGTGAAGGGAGAAGAAATGAATCAGATATACGCTATCGTCATCCTGATGAATTTCAAGAAAAAAAAGAAGTAATTGAACCTCATTGTAAAGATGGTGTTTGTTACTTCTAGGTTAATAACAGGGAGAGAGAAATTTCTCCCTGTTTTTATTTGGAGGTTTATTATGGGAATAGTTATTTCTATGTTAGTAAGAAACTGGAAACCTATTGTTACTGGGATAATTATCCTGTCCCTATGTGGAGCACTAATAGGGTTTGGTATGAGATACCAGTCACTTAAGGATAAAGAAAAAGTTCTATATGGACAGATCTCTACTCTAGAATCTGAAATAAAGGATAAAGAAGAATTAATTGCTGCTAAAGAACATAAGATACAAGCAATCACTGAATCAGCTAATAAAACACAAAAAGCTTTAGAAAACTATATTAAACTAAATAGAAGCCTACAAGAGCAAAAGAATAAGATTCAGTGCAAGTATAATGAGGCTTTAGAAAGAATTAATAATGAAAAAATACCTGTTAACGAAAGTGGTTCTATTAGTGAGCCTTACGTTATTGTTCCTGCCGGGATGCCTACCTCAGTGCCCTGATATAGAGCCTGAAATTATCGTAATCGAACCTGAATACAAGGAATATCCCGTCGAACTACTCCAACCACTAGAATCTGTTACTGTATATCCTCTCACTACTCCAGGAATTATCGCTGGTATAAAGGAAGAAGATATAAAGGCTATTAAAAGGAACAATGAGAAGTTCATAAAATGGGGAACTACTAATCAAGGAACACTTGAGAAAATTAACTCGCTTTCTATAGAGAAGGCAAAAGAAAAAGGGGAAGAGCAATAAGCTCTATCCCCTTTTTTATTTTAATAACTCAACTCGGCAACAGCCACCTTAAATGACGTTGCGGTAAGGCTTAGCCCGGCTACGCCTGGAGACAGTGTTCCTGTTTGATATACACATAATTCTCCTCCTGTAGAAGAAGTACTTCTTACCCCAGCCTGATAAAGCCTAGATGGTGTTGGTGTAAATTCGGTTGCTATTGCGACTCCAAAAATACCATCAACTAAATAGTATGGATTTGTCACGGATGCATGTGTAAACGAAGTAATATTCCCAGATGTTGGTTTTGAAACTGTTACAACATCCCTAATTCTCA